AGACTTCAAAGTGGCCAAAAAGGTGGACAAATCCGTATTAATATCAATAATCCTTCAATAGAAAGGACTTACCTTAAGGTGACCAATGATGGTACGTTCTTCTCTGAAATGGGAGAACGAATTATCATTGGCGGTTGGATGATTCCTACTACCTACTCTGTAGGAAATACTTATTGTCCCATATTCAACACCCGTTATGGTCCTGGCCAGCCTATTTTTTATTTTTCCCTTTTTGCAGGCCGGCCAAGAATCATGTTGTACAACTCGAGCGGATCTTTGATACTAGACCAAACTACGACACCACCTTTTTCCCTGATCAATGGCGGTGTGTATTTTATTTGCGTGGTGATAGAGCCAAGTAATAAAAATGCAAATATCGTACTTGGTGATTGGAATAGTGGGGTAAGCTGGGTATCACCGACCTACTCCTTTACGGGTACGCTAAACCCTTCCTGCACTGCTGACATCATTATGGGGATGCAAGCAGATGCTTATTGGTATGCAGGACGATTTGATGATTGGTTTTTTGATATGGATTCTAATCTCAAAACAGGCGATTTGATTGATTATTTTAATTCATCCTTATGTGCCAATGGTGGTGATACAAGTGCAAATGTTGATGCGATTACAGAGTCTGGCATAGTTACGTTAAGGGCAGCGATTGGTGTCTATCCCACGGAGGGAACTCTCTATACAGCTCCAGCATCTTGTAACCTATCTGGTACTGGTAGAGTATCGGTGACCAGTGAATATATTTCAGGGGTTACAGCAGTTAGTGTGATAGAAACTTCTACAAGTGATGACCTTGTTATCTGGAGTGACTGGATTGCCATTGCAGCAGACGGAAAACTTGAGTCTCCTAATAAGGAATTCATTCGTTTTAGAATTACGCTTACTACCACGGATACGAGTAAAACCCCCCGGATCATCGATATTAGGCTCTATGACATTCCAAAACCCCCTCATGAGAAGATTGGCTTTGCAAGACCGGTAGTCCTTGATCGAAACGGGGGTTGGGAGGCTATTCTAGAAAACGCCTATAACATAGTTGTTACGAGTGAAATCAATGGAGAGGATACGCTTTCCTTTATGATTCCCTATCGTGATCCAAAGAGGATGTTTATCGATAGCGAAAAGAAAATTCAGATTGTTGACGACATCTATAAAGTCAGAACCATGACGGATACCAAAGACAGCGAAGGCAATCTTGCAACGGAAGTTTATGCAGAGGCAGAGTTTTACGATTTAACATTCTCTGTGCGAAAAGAAGAACATAAATTTGAGGCGGAAACCGCTGAGGTTGCAATGGCTTATGCACTAGAAGGTACGGAGTGGGGTGTGGGCACAGTAAATGTGAGAACCAAGAGAACTTGGACAAGTACAGAAAAGAGTGCCTTATCCATACTTCGTAGTGTGGCTGACTTACATGGTGGTGACCTTGTCTTTGATTGCCCTAATCGACTGGTGCATCTTCTAACCGTCAACGGCATAGATAGTGGGGCCTTGTTTGCCTATAAGAAAAATATGAAAAGCATTAAAAGAGTGGTTGATACCAGAAGCCTCGTTACAAGGCTTTATGCCGTTGGTAGTGATGGATTAACCTTTGCAGATATTAATAATGGAAAACCTTATGTTGAGGATTTCACCTATTCTTCAGATATTCGCATCTCAACGCTTGACTGCTCCTCCTTTACGAACCCTTATCAAATGAAGGAGTATACCGAGATGCGACTTGCTCAGTATGCCAAACCAAATATCTCTTATGTACTAAATGCAATGGATTTATCGGTATTAACAGGTTATGAGCATGAAGCATGGTCGCTTGGTGATTATGTTCATGTAGAGGATAAAGATTTAGGATTGTCGGTGACGACTCGTGTCATTCGAAGAGAATATAACTTGCAGGAGCCTTGGAATACGGTGCTAGAACTATCCACAACGCTTAAAAACTTAGGCAGTTCTGCAAGCCAGTGGGACAACGTGGCAGATTCTCTTGAAGGCACAAGTATGGTTACAAACAATGATATCCGTGAAATGGTACCTTTTAATCTGCTTCGAAATTCTCGTGGTGATGATGGGATGGCTTACTGGGTTAATTCTGGCTTTGAGACAGATGGTGATAACGGCGTGAGTGGTACGACATCGTTTAAGGCGATGGGGGTAGCAAATATGACAAAGAGCATGGCTCAGAGCATTTATCCAGCGAATCGTTCTAGCTACACACTCTCGGCACAAATCGCATCTGAAAACCTAGAAAAGCTGAGTAGCGACTCACAGGTTGGTATTGAAGTGGTTATTGAATACGAAGATGGAACGACAGAAACAAGATTTATTGATTTGTATTAAGGGGGTGGATTGGTGGCTTATTTTTCAAGAACATCAGAAAAGATACTTCCAGAAAGCTATTCCTCAAAAGTAAAATCCATCACCATCCGTGTCTGTGTCACCAATTGCGCAGGCACTTTTTATATTACAGATCTCTTTTTACAGGCGGGTTTGGTGTCGACAGGATGGGTAGGTCATCCCTGTGAAATAAGGTGGACGTTAGATGGCTAAGGTTAAATTTATAAGGTTGGCAGAAGTCATAAATAAAAAACAAGATAATCGTGTCATGAGTGTAAGCATAAAACCTACCCTCTATGATTGCACTGGCATGATTTGGTTTACGGACATCCAGTTACAAGAAGGACCTGTTCTAAATGGTTATGCACCTCATACAGAGAGCAGGTTAGAAAAACTAAAGGAAGATGGCAGTATCAAGAATCCTGTTTGGTTTAACGGTGTGGTCCGTTCAGAGGAAACCATTATTTTATTTAATGTTGGTGAAACCTCTGCAGGACTTGATATTCATATCTATCCAAAGCTTTCTATGTCTGCTGGAACAGTGAAACTAAGCCAAGGTATAGGAGGGCAACAGGTCTCCTTCCCTGGAACCATTGAAAAAGATGTTGATTTGGCGCTCCTAGCATCTACACGAGCATGTACCAAAAACGGAGCAAGCGAACCCAAAGAGGGGTTCTATCAATACAGTGCCGCCTGGGACTCAAAGCACAAAGTGACCCTTGAAAAAGGGAAGTCTGCAAGGGTGCTATTTACGATGCAGGAAATGCAAGAAGGAGGTGAGCCATTCTAATGGATAAATTAAAAGGCAAGAAAATTATGGTGTGGACATTTATGGGTAATGCAAGAATGTATGAGGCCTTACAAAAGTATGGTGACAGAATTGATACGATTGGTCTGTTTTCCTTTAAGGTTCGTGCCACCGGAGAAATCTATGAAACGGGAGTCACCATTAGCAGTATGCTGACTTATATTCAGCGTTACCCTCATATCAAATGGCTACTAACCATCGCCAACGATGGAGCAAACAGTATTTTCAGAGCACTAAGAGACAATACAAATGGGGCGCAGGATATGTTCTTATCAGAAATTATTCGCATTATGAAGAAGTATCCTTGGTGTGATGGTATTGATATTGACCTTGAAAAAGGCGATGACTATTCCACTCATGCAGCATCAACAGCAATGTTTCGTAATATCTACAACACTATCAAAGGCTATGATTCTAACAAGCTTGTGAACATCTGCCTTCCAGGAATGACGAGTGTCAACGGTTCAGTCGGCGGGGAAAACTGGTGTGTTTATGGTGACCTCTCCCCTTATTGTGATACGGCTTCTATCATGAGTTATGGTATGGCTTGGGCGGGATCTGCTCCTGGTCCTGTTTCTCCTAGAAGTTGGCTTGAGGGTATTTATGATTATGCCGTTACAGTGATGAATTCAGATAAAATTTTCCTTGGGATGCCAGCTTACGGCTGGAACTGGCAAATCTATGATACCCCAGAGAACTTAGGAAAGGCCTATCGGGGAACATCTCATACCTACTATGCTGCAAAATACTGGATGACAGGAGTCTATAATTTCACAGACGATGCTCCTCCTCAACCTTTTATTCCAATCGTAGCTTACTGGGATGATGATAATAAAGTGCCTTGGGCATTGCCTCATGTGTACGACTATATGGAAGGAAGAGATGCCACTCGCTATAGCTATCCACTCTTATCTGCAAGCTACAATGGCAGACAGTATCTGACGGCCTATGGCAAACAACAAAAGTTAGCCTTTGGAACTGTTTATGTGGATCATGATGCCATGCCGGATAGTTATTCTGGTGTTGTTTCTGTTTCTAATAGCGTCACAACACTGGGGGATGAAGGTGCGGCAACCTATCATTTCACGCTTGCTCAGGCAGGAACTTATGATGTAGCAGTAAAGCTAGGCTTTCCCTTTTGGGATAAGAATAGTATTCACATCTCCCTTGATGGAAATGAAGTAGATTTTTCTGAAAACAGACTGTGGTGGCCTTATTGGAGAACGACTTTCTGGACGGTACTGAAAAAAGGAGTGAGCCTTTCTCAAGGAACACATACCATCACCATTTCGCTTGGGGCAAAGGGTGCACAGTTTTATGGATTTAGAGTCTGTTCTTCATTTTCTGAGGAGCCAACAGTTGGTGAAGCAGAATTTACTCTTGCGCCTAGACACTTCAAAGATGTGAATGGTGACATGGTAGGGCCTGCAACTGGTTTTAAGTTGACGCTTGAGATGCTTAGAAGAAAAGCAGATTCTGCCCTTGTGTGGTATGAGGATTTTAGAGATGATAACCCTCTCCCCCAAAGCTACTGGACAACATTATCGGGGGAATGGAGTGTGTGGCAAGATACAAGCAGTTCGATGAATAGACCCTATTCCCAACTGGAGGGTAAGGGTCAGTTAGCATGGAACTACAACAATTTTTCAGACATCCATTTAAGGGCGCAGATTATTTTTCCTGAGACCTTTAGTGGCAAGGCAGGTGTTTTTATTGGAACGATTTATTGTTGCTTTAATTATGATAACCAGCGTATTGAACTGTATGAAGGTTCTACTTTAAAAGGTAGTTATGCCACCAGCTTTTCAAAAACATCGGCCGCAAACATTCGATCGAATCCAAGCTTTTATACCCTAGAAATACGAAAGCGTGGCAATCAAGTGCGGGTTTATTCCTCTGCATCCAATACACTGCGCTTTATAGCCACTTGTTCGGATGTAACGGGTTATGCAGGTATTCGTTCGGATAATAAAGTCCATTGCCAGTTGCTTCGCTTAGGCGATGCCTGGACCTATGAGCCTTATGAACGCTTTGACGTACTTATGCCTGATGGAGCATTTAAAACTTATGGTCGGCTATCAAGAAGTAACTGTTCTTGGGATGATGAGTTTCAAGTATTTACTTTAACAGCAGACCTTGAAGAATCAGCCACAAGAAGTGAAAGCATCTCCCTAGATTATGATTTTTTTCATTCAGATATGATGCCATCTATTCAGTGTGGAAATGACTACAGTGTCACCATCATTCCAAGGGATATTAACATCTGGATATCTCGTATTTTCTTAGGTGATGGTGACGGATTTTCCATTCTTTATTATCAAGACGTTGATAGCCTTGTGTACTGGGCAAATGAAGCGGCTTATCGGTGGAAACTTCGTGGCATGTGTATGTGGTCACTAGGGCAAGAGGACTTAAGGCTCTGGGAGTGGCTACCAAAACAAATAGAGTAATCAAAGGAACATCTGCAAAAAGTAGGTGTTCTTTTTATTTCAACAAAAGGAGGATTTTTAAATGAAAGAAATATGGAACTGGATCCAAGTGGGGATAACAGCAATCGGTGGATTCTTCGGTTGGTTTTTAGGAGGAGCAGACGGATTTTTATATGCACTACTGGTCTTTGTAGTTATCGACTATCTAACAGGTGTCTTATGTGCCATCGCTGATAGGACCCTATCAAGTGAAGTGGGATTTATCGGAATCAGCCGTAAAGTGCTGATTTTTGCTTTAGTGGGTGTGGCCAATATTTTAGATGTCTATGTGATTGGTGATGGGAGCGTACTAAGAACAGCGATTGTTTTCTTCTATCTATCAAATGAGGGAATTTCGCTGTTAGAAAATTCAGCTCACCTTGGACTACCGATCCCAGAAAAACTAAAAGATGTATTAAAACAGCTCCATAACAAGAGCGACAAGGAGGAATAATCATGAAAACTAAAGGAATCGATATTAGTACGTGGCAAAAACCAAGTCAGATAAACTATGACCATCTTGCAAAAGAGGTTGATTTTGTCATTCTACGTGCAGGATACACCGGTCACGGTACAGGAGTGAGTTTACACAAAGATGATGCTTTTGAGCAACACTACAAAGCCTTTCATGAAAGAGGTGTTCCAATTGGTGTTTATTGGTACAGCTGTGCAAATACCAGTACTAAGGGTATCACAGAAGCAAAGAAATGCCTTGAAATTATCAAAGGCAAGACGATCTCTTATCCAGTATTTATTGATACAGAGGATAACTATCACCAACGTCCAAGTGGCAAGAAAGCCATTACCGATGCGTTGATAGGTTTTTGTGAGACAGTGGAAAATGCAGGCTATTATGCCGGTATCTATGCGTCTAGTTCTTGGTTTCAAGATTTGACAGAACTTGATCGACTTGCCCCTTATGATTTTTGGGTAGCTCAGTGGTCAAGCAAAGAACCAACCCTTCGTCATGGTATATGGCAG